TCAACTCTTACGGGTCCAGTTGTCCCGCAGCTCGCGATCAACATCGTCGCCAGGCATATGGTTAACAGTCTGCTGTACATTGCTGGCCTCTTTAGTGACTTCAGCTTTACGTTCTGCCGCCGTAACGGCCGCCGCTGCGTTCTCTTCGGTGCGCTGCTGCCTGGCTTTTGCCTCTGCCTTTCCGCTGCCGCGAATATTGCCAGCAACAAAACCGCTGAATGCGACGGCCACCAGCGCAGCAAGACCGCCCAAAATCATTTCGATGATACTCATAGCCACCTCGTCATATTAATGGTCACCACCAGCGCACCTGCCCGATGAAATAACCGACTGACAGAATGAACAACACCGACCAGATAAGAAGGAATTTCCAGTTGGGCAATTTTTCAGCCATCTCTCGCAACTCCCGTATCAGTTTGCTAAAATCAATCACAGCTTCTCCCTGCCTCACTCAGGTGTAGAAACAGAAAACCCCGACTGTTGGCGCAATCGGGGTTTTTGCTTTATGGGTTGGACTAAATTACCAGCACTGATTTCGCCAGATTAAACAGAGCGCGGCGCTTATCCAACCCGTTTCGACCACCGTTGATAAGCAGCGTAACGCGCTCAACATCGTCGGAATGAAGCAGGCAACCGCGGGATGCATAGAACCATGCAGCTGAGCGCGCGGCGTATTCATCCTGTTCAAGCAGCTCCGGGTGGGTAACAAGGTCCAGTTTCAACGCGTGGCCACAACTGCGATAGTTGCTCAGGCCGGTAACCTGTTTCAGCCCGCGACCGCGATATCTCCAGCCATCACCGGCAACCTGATTGCCCAGGTGTTCTTTTCCCCACTCACCACCGTATACAAGATTGGCGATCGCTTTCTGGTTTGCCGGTTGCGTTGCCGTTCTGCCAAGCGCGGCGGCCTGCTGTTGAGTGATGCGGTGGCTTCCGAACGTCGGTACTAAGTTTTCAGCCGCGTAATTCAGGTTCTCCACCAGCCGGGTGAATCTGGTGCTTTCATGCCCCATCTGGGCAATAAACATGGCCTGATCAAGCGGTGCGGTGATGCCGTATTCCTTCATAGCGGCGTCGATATGCGGAAACCAGCGCGTAGCTAACCCGGCGCTGATACCAGCCGCCCTCTGAAATTGTGTTTGATTCACGTTGTGCTCTCTCCAGTAATACGAGCGATATTGCCGCCCGCACGCCAGACAGCAACGCAGACAACAACATTGATGAGAATTTCACCGTAATCGACCTGAACGTAGTCACCATGCCAGATTCGAAAGGCTGTATAGGCTGGTGCCAGAATGAGGGCGTAAGCGAGGAGCTCCATTAGCCGCCGACGCCGCATACCCCGTTTCCTGAAGAACATCAGACGTATCGGGATCATGATGCAGGCCACTGCGTTAAGGTGAAGCAGCAGCCATGGGAAGTTCTGCATTAGCCACGTCATTCTTCCCCCTTCAGACCGGGTAAGTTTCCGGTCCGTGAGCGCTTGAGCCCCCTGAGCAGGACAGTCACTGAAACAGTGGATGCCGCCAGCGCGCCAATCGCAGGTGAAACTTTTATGCTGACAGGCGAGCTAAGCTGATTCAGTCCGGCGTTGATAAGGGCGGCGATAATCTCTGAAGCAGTACCGGCACAATAAACGCCACCGATGAAAGAAATCAGCGCAAAAATAATCTGCTTCCAGATTTTGTGGTCCTCAGAACTGAGGATATACAGCGCCGCCCCTGCGAGGGAGCATACCATCACTGCGGGCGTAGCCTCTGGGAAAAGCGTGGCGAAGGTGATTCCGGTTGTACCAGCAGCCACGCCTGCCGTTACCGTTGCAGTTATTGGTTCTGCGGACATTTAGCCCCCTCTTATTGCTGTGGATCCTCTCAAAATCGAGGGGAAACAAAAAAGGCCGCCTAATGGCAGCCTTTTGAAAATTAAACTAGTCACTTACATCTGAACGCTTCAGGTATAGATGGGTTTTCCCCTGAACGGCAAGAAGGACACCAAGATTGAACAATGTGCCTACCATCGCCCATATCCCTGTACCCAAAGTCTTCAGTTTTATAAAACACATGAACGCCAGCATCTGCTGAACACTTTGGACAAGACTTATATTCAATATCGTTATGCACAGCTTCTTGCGAATCGTTTAGAGAACATTCACAGACAGCACAGCCTCTCATAGAACTACTCCTTCTCTTAGCTAAAAATTAGCAATAGCAAAGAGCAATGGATAGAACATTGACATAGATCGATTTTTGAGAGGTAAAACAGATGATTAAGTCGGTTGCTTAGAGACCACTCTTAACAGGTTACGATAGTTTTTGCGTACGCGTTAGCATTTTGTGTAAACTCAGAAAGTACAGGGTTTTAGTCATATTTTAATGGGATTAAGGTGTATTTAATGCTTGAGCAAACTGTCAGAAACATCAATTCAAGGTTTGGCTGGAGAAACACAAGGAAACTGCTTGGCTCTTCCTTAGGCATTACAGCAGCTGGTTTAGCGCCATTTATTGAACGTATGAATCATGCAGTCCAACAGGATGCAGCACTGAAATTAGTGATTGATGAATTCTGGAAGGGTCTTATCTTCAGCGGCACGAGATTGCTGACTATGTACCGTCTTGAGGATAACGATGTCGCAAAGATTCAGTCAGCTTTTTCCTTGTTAAAAAAGGACGAGAGTAGCTTTCTTAAAGCCTATCCGGCCCCTCTATCAAAAGAAGAGCTTTTAGCCGCGGATACCGACATACATTTTGCTGAGTTAAAACTCGATATCATCAATGAAAAACAAATTGAAACTGCAGTTCTGGTTTCCAAAGCATATTACACCGAGGTAATTGAGCTTGATCAGACCCATCTGAGCGATGCAGGAATGGAGCTGCGCGCCAACGGAGGGGAGATAAAATGCAAAACACGGCAAGTTACACAATGTTTTAACAGCGTAATGCTTCTTCCATCCGAAAAACTCCTCATACAGACAGTTGATCTGTCAGTTTTGCCTCGCTCAGAATCCCAATATCAGCAACATTTAGTACATAAATTCGTGAAGGAGCATGCTGGCATCAATCTGAACAAACCCATAGAGCTTTTTGGCTCCATACAGGATTTATACGAAAAAATTGATGGTCGTGTTTCTCACGTTTCGTTCATTACAGCCGATGGCAACACTAGCTCGTTAAAGCTAAAGCCTAGCCAACAGTGTTTACGACGTGACAGTTATCACCATGGAGGTGAAGCTGCTAGTCCGATTCTGACAAAGTTTAAGTTGGGTAAGATTTGGGATCTTAAGCAAAGCGCTTCACAAATCCTGTCTGTCGAACTAACATTACCCGGCAAGCGTACAATGCTTGACAACCCTAAACAGCGGTTGTATGAAGCTATAGCCAGTAATTGTAATAATATTGACTCCATTGTTTTTATTGTTGAAAGAATTCTGGAATCAGTTAAATCTTGTGAAGCTAAAAAGGCGAAGCAAGCGGGAAGAAGATGAAAAAGATAGAGATGTGCGACATTTTTAGGCAGATCGAACAGGATTTTAAGGATCCTGCTCGTTATGTATGTCGCACACTTTTTCTTTTTTTAACAAGCGAAAATGCTCGCAAGGTAAAACATTTCACTTATAAAACCCTAATTAATGGTACTGGACTTGATGTAACTACACCTGAAGACTATGTACTTATAATTAAGGCTACAGATTATTTTTCAAGTTATAAAGCTCATCTTTTGAATATGCACTTTCAGTATATTGATGATACTCTGGAAGAGCCCATAGCTGTCGATGATGACTTAATTTCGCATGCTTTAGATACGGGAAAATTTTATCACCCTGAAACAGGTGAGCTTGTCGATAATTTTAATAAGTATCTTTATCCTTATTTCACTCCGTCCGATTTTTTGGAATCTCTCCATGGTTGAACAAGATTTCAGCCTGGCTGATATTGAATTGTTAATGAAATTCGATACAGATTTTCGTGGAATAATTCAAAGAAAACTTGCAGCCACAAAAGAAATTTTTGTTAATCAGTTATATATTGATTTAGATGATGCTATTCAGGATTTAGAAAACAACAAACATTTTTATCAAGATAAAAAATGGGGAGAGGACGAGCTAACCGCCTGTATTATAACGTTTTTAAAAGGTCGCTTATACGATGTTGAGCATGATACACAACATGGAGGACACGTTGATATTTTAGTGAAACATCAACGTGGTAAATTTGAATGGATCGGCGAAGCTAAACTATGGGATGGCCCCAAATATATTCATGATGGATGGATACAGCTTACTGAGCGATATGGTACAGGTACATGTCGAGATGACCATGGAGGAATGCTGATTTATATTAAAGCAGATAAATCTGCTGTTAAATTTAACGACTGGAAAAATTATCTCTCTGCGAATGTCGATGATGTCACTCTTGAGACAGAGACTATTCCACTTCGTTTCAAATCAGTATCAAAACACCCCGCAACAGATCTACCATACTATGTCAGGCATATGGGGGTGTCTTTGTATCATTATACTGGTAAAAAATTAGAAAAGTAGCATCGCAATACACCCATCAATAAACCCAAGAGCTGTCTGTAAGTCTTTCCTTATTGTCCCATCTGAACATTTTCGCTTTTTGGCTATCGTTCTCAGTGAAATTCCAATCACGAAGTGAGCTATAACAAGCTCATACTCTTCTGGCATATACTTTCGCAAACGCGCTACGCAGCCGTCAATCATGATCCCTTCATCATCATCACATTGCAGGCGTGACTTTTTACCGTGCGGCAGTAATCCTTTAAAACCAGCAGCGATGGGTTGCCAGTCGACTCCACTGCTATCAGCTGCAGCCCAGGCTCCCCAGCGGTCCATTACCTCGTACATGTCACGCATTTTTCTCTCCAATATCATCGATAATTATCATTCCGGTTTCGCCCCATATTTTTGATGTCCGGGCGTCCCAAATGTGGGAATCATCCTCAAACAAGGCGTCCAACAGAGATTTTGTTAAGTTGTCCAGATCGGGTTTTTGCTGGTGGGGCTGGCCGTCCATCTCCGCGCGCTTTTTCTTGCTCCAGCTCTGCGGCATCGGCAGAACGTAGGTAATATGGGCTCCGGACTCCGGAACGCGGATATCATGCAGGCGGGCTTCATCGCAGAACATGCGGTAGCGCATCACCGGCGGGCGCTGCTTCCACTTATCAGCGCGGGTCATGCGGGGTTTTCCGACTGGAGTGATGATGTATTTAGGCATCGGCGCCCTCGCCTAGCAGATAGATAACCTGCACCAGCAGCTCTGATTCGGTGCCGTGTTTCATTTCCCAGGCGCGACGGCCAGCATGAATCGCCACACCATAACCGCCGTTGCGATGATGCATATGGCACAGGGGAAGTGATTTCCGATGGTCAGCGCGCTGGCTTGTGCCCTGCCCGGTTCGGATGTGGTGGATTTCCGCAGGCGTTTCGCCCAGGTTCAGGTTGCGGCACACCATACAGCCCAGTGCGGCCACACGCGAAAGATGGAGGCTATCTGCTTTCTTCATGCTGGACCACCAGCATAAGCAGAAACACCGCACATAGACGGGCGGTGAGACTTGTTTAGAGTAATGCTCTGCGCCATTTTGATTCCTCAGGTTGGCGCAGTAATCAGTGGGTGTTCAGCCCGTTTGATTATTATAAATCAACACTTACGGCTTGAGAACCTTAAGTGCTTCTGGCAGGGACTTTAAGTTTATTATCCGATCTTCATCGTCCAGAGTCTGGGCTGAAAGCCCTTTTCCTTCCTGGCGAATCAGTGTGCGCAATGCCTTGCTGGTCACCAGGTAATCCGTTATTTCACCATCAGTAAGACATAAAACAAGTATTCCGTCTTTGGTGAGACCGGCAGCAAATTCGTTCAATTTCATGGGTACATCCCTAAAAATGGATTTCCCCTTGCGGGGGCGGTCCTTTTCTCCCTGTGAACTGATTTCATAAAGGTTTCCGCTAACCAGATGTCTAATAGGTTAGAAAGATCAATTAACTGTAATTGACCTGTCTAACCGATCTGCTTTCAAGCCACAGAAATCAGATCCAGCCTTTTTAAATCACAGGCCGATTGTCAGTATCGGTCACACGATTCAGGAGGTGCGTTACCACGCCCATTACGGTTGCATCGTCCAGCGCATCGCCCTCGATAGCCTCTCCATCCTGAGTGATCAGCGCCTTCCCCTGGACTTTTGCGAAATCCAGACTGCCACAGAACGAAATCAGGACGGTGTCACTCACTTCCGGCTTTCTGGCGACGTTTATGATCGCGTACCCGGCTGATGTTTCGATGGTTCGGCAGTTGCCGTCATAGCCGCAAAGGCTGGTGATAGTGAGTATCGGTTCTTCATAGTCTGCTGCTGGTGATGGAAAACCCATGAAAATCACCCCTGATAATTAACTGTATATTTATACAGTAACACCAAAAAAACTAGGGTCAAGATTTTGGGCGTAAAAAACCCGCCGTAGCGGGTAAATGCTTAATTAACAATCAATTGCTCTCATAGCCAGGACCACCAGTAGGTATTAAAACAACTAGCCATACTGCCCCTAATGACAGCTCCATCAGGTTTACGTTTTTACCTCGTGCTTATCGCGCAGTTGCTTGTGCTTGTAGTATTGGGTAACGGAAAACGCAGCATGCAGAAAACCGCAGGTGCATTTCTGCATCTGTGACAAGGTGAGGAGTTCAGATTGTGGTCGCATTTAAGTCCCCTTAAATGCGCAGAAGTCATCGAAGTTGTTCAGGCTCCGATGACATGATTATGGCTGGATGATTATGGAAAATCAAAATTATTAGTTATGTTTGATTTGTTCAAGAGTGGCTTTCATGCCAACCAAGGAAATGTTTAATTCTTTAACTTTTTCTGTGTTGTAAAACTTCGAGTTAAGCCAGTACTCTGACTTTTCTAAACATCTCTTAGCCAGATCCCGATCATAATCAATAACATCAGATGATGCTTCATACCAAAGTCTATAAAGATGCTCTTCCTGTTCTGTGTCGTTTGGCTCACCACGTCTCAGTTTTTCTGTGTATACAACTGTAGGCGAAATTGCATTGGTTAATCCCTTGATAGCTTTCAGCCTGAGTTCGGACTTATTTTTATTCCACTCATGCAGTCGTTCTACCATCCATACAAGTAAAGTATCCATGGAGTTGCCGTTTTAAGTAAATCGTTTTGCGTTGGCGACTGGAGGGCCGAGTTTATGCTTTTTCGCATCGCTTTCGGTTGGCTGGCCGGAATAGATCCGGGCATGCTCCTCTGGCAAATTGGTTGTCTGACCTCTCGGGTTTTCATGGGTTAACCTTCAATCGCAACACTGAAGGCAAGAGCTGAACACCCCCAGGGTGAACTGGTAGACATCGGCACAACCTCCGTCGCCACTCTTTGCCCACTATCCAATCTTGTTCCATCCCCTGGTCAGACACTCAGATGTTGCGCTCTGCAGCGGCATGCGGGGGAATACAAAAACTCGGACAAAATAAGGCCCTCCTTTCTGGATCTCTCGCGGGGATAAAACTATTAAACAGGCGTTCGTCTAAAAATTCAACTATACAACATATGGTTTTTTTCAGATCTTAGGTGCAGCTGAAATCATCGCCGCCCAGCATAACTTCGCCCTGTGACCGCAGCACCCGGAACGCCTCTTTGAAACCGGCGCGCAAGTCAGAACGCCATGTTTTTTTGTTCAATCGACCATATTTTTTCCCCATCCATGCTGTTTGGCCGACACGCTCAAGATGTGGAGGATCAAACACAACAACCGGGAACGACGCATCAGCGAACGGCAGCGCGCGGAAGTCTGCAATCAAATCAGGACGGATAACGAGGCGGCGGCCGTCGCATAATTCGTGCTCTTCGCTGCGAATATCGGCGAAGAGCGTGCGCGTATCGCGTTTGTTGAACCAGAACATGCGGGAACCGCAGCACATATCCAGGATTGTTTGCTCAGACATGCTCACTTTGCCTCCACTAACTCTTTCCATTTTTCTTGAAGTAATCGCCGGGCCGCAGCCTCTCCATCAGGCGGGAACGAAAATCCCGCGCGGATGCCAGGACAACCGTTCGAACAACGGACCTCTGCCGAACCCCAGTTCATTCCCCGACTGCGGACCCTCAGTGCAGGAGACATGCCGCATACAGGGCATTTAGGTAAATCAGTCATTTCCCAGCCCCTCCAGCAGATGCTTGTGGCAGCGCAGCTCGCGAACGGCCACCTGCAGACGCTGCAGCTTTGCCAGCTTCGCTTTCGTGCGGCGGATTTCAGTCGAGATATATCGTGAAGACGGAATGATCAGGTCATCCGGACGGCTTGCGAATGCCGGGATATCCCGAATAATTTCAGCAGTGGATTTGCTGTCTGGCGCAGCTGCTTGGTCGCTACCCTCTGGCGCTGGTTCCTGCGGTTCTGGCTTAGTGGCCGGTTCACCCGCAAGACTCCAGGTGATGTTTTTACCGTCCACATGGCGCAGGACCAGGCCGTCCTTGCACATTGCACCCAGCGAAGCGTTAAGGGCTCTAGGGCTTTTACCCAGCTTTTCAGCGACCTGATTGGCGCTCATGGCCCCCTGCCCCTGCATTGCTGGCAGCACCCTCTCAACCAGCGGCGAGACCTGCTTTGGTCTGATACGCTTCGGCTTCTGCTCTGTCGCGGTACCGAGGAACCAGCCGCCATCCACAAAATCACATAACCCCTGCTCTTTCTGCTCGCGCAGCATTTTCAGCGCTTCAACGGGCTCGATATCCAGACGGGCAGCAACCTCGCGATATGTTGCTTTTTTCATGGCTTTCAGTGCATCCAATACGGTTTCCATAGTTTTCTCCTCAAAATTCACTTAACAGGTCTCAGGTGGCTAACGTTTCCGCGATAGCTCTCCCAGTCAAAATTCACCCAAATGCCGTTATCCATGCGCAGGCGATCGATGACCCTTGCCCCCAGGGTCTCTACCAGCGCGTCGTAATTCAGGTTGGTCAGAACGCCAACGGGGCGCATAGCGGCCAGCCGGCGATCGATAATCTGGTTCAACAAAACTTTCTCGCCGCGGCTGTCGCGCTGAATGCCTACTTCGTCGAGCACCAGCAAATCCACTTTGCAGAGGTCATCCAGCAGCGCGGCTTCAGAGCGCCCTTCGTCATAACAAGCCCTGGCGCGCAGGGTCAGGTCCGGCACGGTCACAATCAGAACCGTTCGCCCCTGTTTCAGCAGATAATTTCCAATCGCCGCTGAGAGGTGATTTTTCCCAGTACCAGGCTTTCCGGTGAAAACGAAACTGGCGAACCCGGTACCAAAATTTTGCGCATAGCTCTTTGCCATACTCAGAGCATGCCGCTGGCCGTCGCCCTCCACCGTGTAATTCGCGAAGCTGCAGCTGCGGTGCAGGTTCTGGATTCCGGATCGCCCGAAAATTTTCTCTGCCCGCGCCTGCTGGTTGATCTTGTCGATCTCAGCTGCGCGCTTTTGCCCTTCTTCGCGCTGCCAGGCCATTAACTCAGCTGCACTTTTGAATTTGGGTTCAATGCCTGCCGGAATCACACGGCGAAGGCGATCGAGAATCGAACCTGCGTTTTGCATGCTTACCCCCTGAATCCTGGCGGAACGGTGTTATCGGGACGGGAGATCTGATTGATATCCCGTCCACCAGCCTGGTAATGCCCTGTGCCCGGCGCCGACAGGCGGATAATCAGGTCATCCCATTTTTCGCGCAGTTTGGCGGGGCATTTGACCTGGCGAACCCAGAACGTATCGCTCTGGACGCGCTTGAACATTTCACAAATTTGCTTGTGGCTACGGCCATCAAGGGTGCGCATCAGACGAATATCATTCGCCCAGGCCGTCCAGTTCGGCTCTTTCGGACGAACGATCTCGCCGTCAAAAGTCGCGGCCTCCTCGTAGAGTTTCAGCACGCGCTTCCAAATCCATTGCGCACAGGTCAAATCTTCCTGGCTGCCCCACTGGCGTTTTGCAGGGCTGCAGACCACCGCATCTGGGTGGCGCTTTAAAAAATCGGTTTTTGTCAATTTTCCGTCCGACGGCGGAGCGTCCGGACAAGAAGTATTTTCTGGTTCTTTGACTGGTTCAGAAGAGTGACTGATTCTGGGTGAATCTCCTTCACTATCCCCTGGTGAATGTGTTGCACCATCTGGTGAATCTCCTGCACCAGTCCCTGGTGAATTTGCTTCACCATCCTGGTGAATCACCTGCACTACCCTCGCACTGGTATTTGCACCGCTCAGGGTTAGTCGGTAGAAATTGCTGCCATTGCCTTTCGGCCCCGATCTGGTCTCTTTTCGCATCAGTCCAGACTCGCAAAGCGCAGCAACATGATTCATGACGGAACGACGGCTGATCTCACACTGATCAGCGATATGCTGATAGCTCGGCCAGCATTCGCCCTGGTCACTTGCGTTATCGGCCAGCTTAAGCAGGACCAGCTTACGAAGCGGATTTCCTACCTTGACCTTCATCGCCTGAACCATCAGTTCCATGCTCATAGAACACCTCAATACAACTGAACTAGGCTGCGTTCGAACAAGTCGAAACCAGCTTCACCTTGACGCCGACCATCTGCGCCAGCGCGTCGATCGCTTCCAAAGTTTCGCGTCGGATTACTGGTTTCGGTTTGCCAGTGAAGACCGCATTGGTGGCTTCGATGCACTCTTTGTTAACCCTGGCTGCCTGGTAGTGCATGCAGTCTTTCTGCGCCAGTTCGTTATCAATGGCGGTACGGATGGCATAGCTCAGCGCTTCCGCCTGTTTCAGGTAATTAGGCGTATCGTTGCGGAATGCACGCTGAATAATCTGCTTGTTGTTGTGCAGTCGGCGCGCGTATTCATCAGGGTCCGTCACGTTATCCAATGGCTGAAGCAGATCGCCAAAGTGATGCGGGGTTATCAGCTGCGTGACTGTCTTCCAGCCCTTTTCCTGCGCCCAGGACTCCAGCTCGCATGCAAGTTTTTTGATTTCCATCAGTCAGTATCCTCCTGAGCTGTTGTGTTATTTTTTGGCTTGTAATCAGGCCAAATTTCAGCCCAATCGCTTGGCCGCATGTCAGAACGAGAAACCTTTCCATCGGTAAAGGTTTCGATAACGATGCATCGACTCGGCGAAATAGCAGCCCGCCCCGTTGCAAGTTGGGAGAGGTAAGATTTCGAGATCCCAAGGTGTTGCTCCAGCGCCTTGCGGATCTTTGGTCCACCGGCTTTCAAAAAGTCATTGAGTTGCATAATTGCTCCTGTGTGTTGAGCTGTGAGTTTATAAACCACTAAACATTAATGTCAAGTTTTTGCTTATTTAGAAATTACTAATCAAAATGACTGCATGGACACAAAAGAAATCAGGCGTAAGCGCCTAGCGGCATGGTTTTCCAGCAGAACCCTGCCGGAGAAAGAGAAGAGCTATCTTTCACAGCTGATCAACGGCAAAGCGTCGTTCGGCGAGAGAGCTGCGCGCCGTATTGAACGAGATTACGGCATGGCTCCTGGTTATCTTGATGAAGAACCTATGGGTGAAGAGATAAGATCCCCTCGCCCATTCGACGCGCGCCATGAAGAACTGCTAGACCTTTTCGACAGTCTTGCTGAATGGGAAAAAGAGCAGCACATGGTAAATCTCAGGGCCCAAGTTAACTCCATAGACAATGAGCTCAAGGCAAGGCTTAAAGGCAAGAGCAAACAAGAAATCCTTCAGATGCTCAAAGACCTCGAAATAGACTAACTTCCCTAGAGACCGCCTGTTGCGGTCTTTTTTTTCTCCAAATTCAACCACATCCATTTTTTTACGTCTTTTTGTTTACTATTAACTTTACATTATGGTTTATTTGTTTATAAACTTAGACCAACAAAACACGCAGTAATCAGTAAACGTTCCGCCTACCCGGCGATAAGGGTAAACAGAGCGAACAGGCAGGATGCCCACGAAGTAGCCGCCCGGGGCATATGAAGATCGGGATGATTCGCCAGTGTGAAATGGAGAAAGCCAATGGATGAGAAGTTAGAAGCGCTTTTAGAAAAAATTGCTCGTCTGGAGCTGGCAGCCAAACGAGGGTTGCAGTTCAACGAAGAGATTAAGCCTCATTTAACACAAGGCCACATTGTCTCAGTCGAATACTGCAACACAACGTTAAAGCACTGCGCTCTGTTCCGGGAATGGATCAACGAGTGCTTCGGATCATCAGAATAGATGCCTGCTCGGACATTCCGTGTCCCTGTACGTAGACTTTTTGGTGCTCTGCTTGGGTCAAGTTATAAAGGGTTTCATCGCCTTCAGAATGAATATTTCCTTCGATGATGTCACCTTTTACAACCTCATACCCGCCGGAAAGCTCAGCAACCGTGAATTCTCCGAATTGGTCACGGATAACGATGTAACCAATGCGGTGCTCATGATGTACGACGACTCCGCGCATGACAGTTTCCTTCTGGATGTGTGAGAGCAACCAGAATACCACCGAGCCTGAAGTGGTTGTAAAAGACAGGCACACGTTTTATTGACCTGCATCTATTGACAGGAGATTTTCAGAATTCCCATACAACACGAAAGCGCACTCAATTCTATTCTTTGAGTTTTGTCGTTAAATCCAAATTCCATTGAGTGCGCTTCCGGTTGTGGTGAATGCAGCTAAGCGCGTGCGGCAGAGTTGAATAATCAACCTGGTTGGGTGGATTGTTGCCGGCGTTAATTCTTTAACTCGTTAACGTCACCGGGAGGCACCCGGCACCACAATATTCATTGCTGTGTGTAGTCTTTGCCCATCTCAGGGTGGGCATTCTTTTTATCTGATGGTGAATATATGGACCAGCTACAGGTCATCGAATTATTTATGCTCCGTACCGGAGCCAGTAAAGAATTAGCCAGTAAGTATATCAAAGAATGTGACGGAGTTTTACATACTGCGCTTGTTATTTTCAAAGCAGACATGAATGAAGGGAAAATTAAACTATGAAAGGTCAACATTACGGAACAATGGAAGTACTACGTTTCTGTGTCGTTCCGGGCATGCTGGTGCGTCATGAGGGCAGAACCTGGAAGGCCGGAGTGACCCGCAGAGGAAAACTCATCCTCTCCTCAGCGCACTGCAATAAGCTTGTTAAAGACGATGAAGTCCAGATCCTGCTGGATGGTCGCGGAAATCCACTGGGTGATTACTCTCCTTTATTGTTTGAGGTGGTTTATCACGCCCGTGATTACGAAATGACGGATGTGGTAAGTAACTTTGTGAAAGTACAGACCAGGCATTAATTCTTCGGGCAACACGCCTACTACAAAATGAAAACTACATGTTATTGCGCTGAATGCTACGGGCGCGGGGATTCGTGCGATCTTTATCCGGCAGAAATACCATTTCGCACTAAACGCGAAATTAAATACTTCTGTAAAGGAAAAGACTGCGAAACCAGATACAGAAAAAGAGTTTCCGCCTTACTTACTAAAAGCAGGTCGACACGAAAATATAACTCCTTTAATAAATGGTAAATCATCATGACTACAGAAATTAAAGTTCAGACTGATGAACAAAAACCTCATATCGTAGGTTATTTCCCTGATCCAGAATCTGAGCAGGAAGGTATTAAACGCGTGGCAACAAGTATTAATGCGAAGAATATCGAGCATGCGAAAGCGAAAGGCAATTTAATTTTTCTGGAAGAATATGAACACGCCCAATCTGCCGCTTACAAAATGCTTGTTTGCGAAGACGGGCCTCATATCGCCCATCGCCCTGCTCGCGGTGTCTGGGATACTGATTTCTTATACACCTACGAATGGACCGAAGAAGTTGGATATCCGATTCTGCGTGACGCAGGCCCGGTAAATTTCGACGCGCTTTCTACACAGCAGCGTATTGCGGTTCTTGTTAAATACGACTCCACAGAGATTCAGAAAGCCGATCTCCCTGCCGCCTTTGCCCTCTTCCAGGATGAAGCTGGCACATTTGAAGGACATGTTGTCGAGGCGATATGCAGAACCCCGGAAATCGCGAGCATGTATCCGGAGCGTATCCAGCACGCTATCGGCTGGGTCGGTGCAAAATGCGATCCTGGAGACCAGTGGCCCGATATTCAAAAAGAGTTACGTAAATGGCAGAAGCGTATGGAGGAGAACCGCAAACCGTCCGCGCCTTCTAAATCGATCGTTGAAATCGCCAGAGAAAAGGCAGCTCAGGAAAAAATGATGCCTAAGGCTGACGCAGCTGATTCAGCGAAACGTCCGAAGCGAACCTATAAGCACACCTACCAGACGCTGGATCAGGAAGTGGCCACCGCTCTGTGGCCGGGCGACGTTAATCCCGGAAACGTCGATGGTGAAGTTTACCGCTGGGCCAAACGCGATGTTATCGAAAAAGACCGCGAGGACTGGAAGCGAATCTCCATGGCGCTGCGCACTACAGAACACATTCTGAAGTACGACCCCCTCACCATTCGCGACCTGGTACAGCAGCGACCGGAAAATATTCATAAAAACCCGGTAGCGCTGAATGAGTACATCAGCAACTTCCTGGCTAAAAATGGAGTTTACGAGAATGAAGCCGAGCAGGAAAAGACAACCGCAACTGACACACTGGATGCTTCAGCGACAGAAGCTGGCTCAGTGGGAACGAAACACACTGGCGATGAATCAGGTGCGGGGACGGTGGAAACTACGCCACAGGTAGAAACAGAGCGCCAGGGGCCCTTCTATTACCGCTCAGCGACCGGCGACAAAATTGGCCGGGCTAACAAATTGCCAAAACTTGAAGAGGTTCTGTCTCAGGGATGCATTGAAATCAGCCAGGAGGAGTACCAGGCGCGCAAAAAAGGCACCTACAAAGATGATGCCGGGCGGTCAGCCACAGACAACAAGGAACTGCCGGCCGTCTGTCCCGGTCGTGCCGCGCAGCTCGAGAAAGAGCTTAACGACGCTTTTGCCGATGGTACCGCGAGCGACAATCAGACAAAGATCGAGAAAATTGGTGATGGTGTGTTTTCCGTCGATAACCTGATGGCCAGCGCCGCCGCGAAAGATCAAAACATCTATGTTCCGGAGGATAATCGCCAGGACATGACGGTGCGCCAGATTGAAGTTGTCTACGCTCTTGACGATCTGCTGTCTGGTCGCACCGAAATAATGACAAAAGAAGAAGCTGAGGGCGTGGTCAGCTGCACCGGCCATCTGATCCCACATATTATGCCAATGTTGATGGATACCATCATCAAGACGGAATCCTGTCTGTCACCAGCGTTCAGTAATGAAGAGATCCACGACGTGGCCACTACCATTCTGGATGCCTGGTCCGATAAGGAGGCTGAGCGTGAGAAAATCGCCACCGATGCCATCGTGGAGTATCGGTCTGAGCCTGAGTTGCCACAACCGGCCGTTATCGATCCGCCAGTTATCACCGCCAAATCGAAAAAGGCTGATGACCATAATCCTCAGCAGGTGGTGAACGTGATGCAGCCGACAGCCCTCACCTACCAGCAGCAGCTGACCATCGCCGCGCTGCATGGCCTGTGCGCTAACCCTGCGCACGGTAATGCCCTGGATGACCTGCCAGCCATCGCCGCTGATCTTGTCGCGGGCATTATCCAACTGCAGGAGAACGATGATGAGTAAGGCCAGAGAGGCGATCGCATGCAGCCGCTTCGCTGAGTTCCCCGACGTTCTGGTAACGCTCGGGCTTAACCGGGCATTCGCTATCAGGGAAAAGCGCAGCGTCCCGCAGTCCCTGCGTGCCGGTGGCCGGGTGATGATTTCCAGAATTCAGCACCCACAGCTGCGGGCAACGGTCGAGGAGATGTGCACCTGTCCCTATCCGGAGGTGCAGGTGGCTCGGATCCGCGATTGCGTGAAGCGTATGGAATCAGCCCTGATCAGAGCTCAGAAAAAGTTAGGTGATTTTCAGTAATCAGTAAAAGCCAGCTGCATCGAGCATAATCGCAGCTGGCTATCGAGGTGCATATGAAGCTTTTATCACTCGAGCGCTGGGCGGAAGAACGCTATGAAGTGCCTCCGCAGATAGGAACCCTCAGAAAATGGGCGCGCAACGGTAATATTTACCCGCCACCGGAAAAAGAGGGAACAGAGTACAAAGTCAGGCCCGATGCCATTTTTATCAGACCAAACAAATACTGTAAGACCGTTAACACAAATCAGAGCAGATACCCGTTAAAAGGGCGATTGATAGAGAGGATTATCGATGGCGAGGCCGGAAAAGTATGATGCAAATCTGCCGAAAAATCTGACCTACCGCAAAGCCAGGAAAACTTACGCCTGGCGTAATCCAATCGACGGAAAAGAAATTCCCTTGGGCAAGATTTCTCGCAGGGATGCGATAGCCCAGGCCATTGAAGCAAACCACTACATCGAAAAAAATTACTCTCCGATCGCCTTGCTCGAGCAGTTGAAAGGCACCAACGACTACACAATGGCTAACTGGATAGATCGGTACGAAGTCATTCTTCAGCGCCGCAAGCTGGCTGCAAATACGTATAAGGTTCGCGCCGGGCAGTTGGCAACTATTGGTGAGCATTTCGGCCCGATGATACTTGCCAGCATAACAACGCGGGATGTTGCTGAATTTCTTGAACGTTGGACGGCGTGCGGCAAAACTACAATGGCGGGCACCATGCGCTCAGTATTGTCTGACGTTTTCCGCGAAGCGGTTGTTGAGGGGCGTGTTGACGTGAATCCGGTCACCCCTACCCGCGCACCGAAGATTGAGGTTCAGCGCGAACGCCTCGAGTACGAAATGTTTGTGGCCGTGCGTGCAGGTGCTGAACGCATGCCGGCATGGTTTGGCCTGGCGATGGATTTGGCGCTGGTCACCGCCCAGCGGCGCGAAGACGTCGCCCGGATGCGCTTCACCGACATCAGAGACGATCGACTGTACGTCGAGCAGCAGAAGACCGGGGCCTGTCTGGCCATACCCTTATCATTGACGCTGAAAGCATCAGGCCTGCGGCTATCGACCGTGATCGACCGCTGCCGTCTGGTTAGCCGGTGCGATTTTTTGATAAGCCCGGGGATCCGCAAAAACAGCGAAGACGGCAGTATAAATCTCGATAGCCTGACGAAAGGTTTTGTGAAAGCGAGGAATTTTTCCGGACTGGAGTTTACTGACAGGCCACCTTCATTTCATGAGATCCGAAGCCTGTCGGGGAGGATGTACGAGAAGGAGTTAGGAAAGGAGTTTGTTCAGCGGCTGTTCGGTCACAAGTCAGAAAAAATGACAACGAAGTACCTGGACAGCAGAAAAAAAGAATTCATGATGATTTAAAAATTAGCGTGTAAATGAATTGTGAATGTTAAAAACGGTGTGGTATAACGAGAAATGCCGGATATTGAAGTTCGGACAATTTTAGGACATTTTCGGACGGAGCGCCGTAAGTGACTGAAATAGAACGTAGATAAAAAGAGACCGAATACGATTCCTGTATTCGGTCCAGGGAAATGGCTCTTGGGAGAGAGCCGTGCGCTAAAAGTTGGCATTAATGCAGGCTCAATCGCCTTGCCCTTTAAGAATAGATGACGACGTCAGGTTTTCCAGTCCACAGTAAAAGTGGCCTGAAAAAAAGCGTTAAAACATCACTAAATGTGAAAAACCGCAGAGCTTTTACAAGCACCTGCGGTTTTTTATTGGAAACCTGACTGCTAACAGAGTTTTTCAGCGCGCTCAATAAACGGCGCCAGGCTCTTCTTCTGCCCGGGGTTTGCCGGATCCTCGACCTGGATCACGCTGACAGGCTGTCCGTTACTTTTGCCGCTGGCAACCTGCTGCTCCGCAACGTCATTTAACGGATACTGCACGAGCGTGCTGGGATTAATGACGTACAGCGCGTGGCCGGGACGGCAGGTGAGCATGACCTCTTCACGGTTGAAAGCCCAGTTGTCCTTGCCCACCTCGAACCGGCTGACGGTGATGACCTGCGGCGCGGCCAGCGCACTGCTGGCACAGGTGAGAAGTAAAAGAGAAAGCAGCGTCTTTTTCAT